GGCCGAGGTCGCCCGGCGGCTGGTGCGCATCTTCCGCCAGGTCGGCGAGGAAGTTCCGCAGCCCGTGGTCGACGCCGCGAAGCGGTAACCGGCCGACTGGGCTAAGGTAAGAAACGAACTAGGCGCACCCCGCTCGCCTCGGCAGTGGCACCCCGCGTAGCGCGCGGCACCCCACCCCGAAGCTGTTGGCACCCGCCGGGTAGATTCTGAACCCAACGGAGGTAAACAGCATGCCTGGAGCACTCGGAGTGACCCGCATGCGTCTCGAGCGGCTTGCCGACGAGCGCGAGCGGACCACCGAGAAGATCACGGACCTCCTCAGCGTCGCCGAGGAAGAGCACCGTGACCTCAACGACTACGAGCAGGAGCACCTGGCGAAGTACCGCACCCGGGTCGAAGAGCTGGAGGCCGAGATCGTCCTCCTCGCCGCCGACGTCGAGCGCCATGACTCCGCCAAGGACGTCTCCCGCCTCGTACGCGACGACGACGACGGCAACGTCGATCAGACCACGCGTGGCTTCGCGGTCGCCCGCGGTTCCCTGCAGCAGCCGGTGGTCTACCGGACGTTCGCAGAGTTCGCGCGCGATCAGATGATCGTCCGGTTCCCCGAGATCGCCCATCTCGCCGCTGGCGAGTCGGATCGCGTCTCGAGGACCGTCGAGGACGCAGCCCAGCGCGTCGAGCGCACGCTGCAGAACACCCTCACGTCCAACATCGGTGGTCTGGTGCCCGCACCGCACATGGCCCAGATCATGGACCTCATCGACAAGTCGCGGCCGGTCGTCAACTCGGCCCGCAACGTCCCGCTCGATCGCGGGTCGCTGACGTACCCGCGCATCACCGGTCGGCCCGACGTTCTCCTGCAGCCCGGGGAGAAGCAGGAGGGCGGTACGGCTCGGATGTCGGTCGTGCTCGACACGATGACCGCCGACACGTACATCGGTGGAGGCGACCTGTCCTGGCAGGCCATCAACTGGTCCTCGCCGGACGCGCTCGCGCTCTGGTTCGACCTGGCGGCAGAGTCCTACGCTCGCCAGACCGAGTCGGCCGCGTGCGAGGTCCTCGAAGGCACGGCCATCGGAACGGTCGGCACCGCGTCCGGTCGTCTCGGCACGGCCGGTACGGAGTCGTTCGCCCAGTGGAGGGCTGCGGCCATCGCGGCCATCTCGCAGGTGTACACCAACACGGCGGGACGGGCGCAGACCGACACGCTCTACCTGGCAGCGAACAGGTTCTTCCAGCTCGCCGGTCTCGGGACCGATCAGGTCCTCCAGGTCTCGGCAGTCGGGAACCTGAACATCTGCACCATGACCGGCACCTGGGCTGGTCTGAACGTGGTCGGGTCGTACGGCTTCGACGCCGATACCGCGATCGTCGGGGACGCATCCGCGTTCCTGGTGGGTGAGACGACCGGAGCGCCGGTTCAGCTCCGGGCCGTGGAGCCCAGCATCGGTGGCATGGAGGTCGGTGTCATCGGTGCCTTCAAGTCCGTCGTGTTCGATCCGCTTCGGTTCGCGCACCTCGGTACGCACCTGTAGCAACACTGCGTGGGGTCAGCCACCTCTCCCCCGGCTGGCCCCACGCTTACCTCGAGAGGAGTGACGATGCACAATGACTTGCTCGGCGTGAGCGACGAGATTGGCCTGGCGCTAGACCGTCGCCCAGCCATCCAGTCGTTCGTGCCCATCACAGGCGAAGTGTTCCTCGAGCTGCTGGACGAGAACGGCGAGCTGAAGATGGAGCAGCGCGTCCACAACCTCGTCGTCGACGCGGGCGAGAACCACATCGCCGACCAGCTCTCGTCTTCGCCGGGTGGCGCGGCCATGGGGTGGATGGCGATCGGGACAGGCTCAACCGCCGCAGCGTTCGGCGACACCGCACTCGGTGCGGAGGTCGACCGCAATGCCCTGACTTCCAGGACGGACTCCGTCAACGTCGTCACCTACGTCGGCACCTGGGCCGCGGGCGACGGAACCAACTCGGCCCTGCGTGAGGCGGGCATCTTCAACGCCGCATCGACCGGCACCATGCTGGCCCGCGCGGTCTACTCCAACATCGACAAGCAGGCTGGCGACACGCTGACCATCACCTGGACGGTCACGATCGGTACCGCTGGCGCGTAACAGCCAGTGGCGATCACTATCGACCAGGGCAATCTAGGAACGGCGAACAGCGCCGGTACGCTGGGCTCCGTAACGGTCACCACCGCGGCCACGGCCGCGGTGGGGAGCTTCATCGTTCTCAGCACCTCGCTCTTTGGCGACGGTTCGGTGTTGACATCGGTGTCCGGCGGTGGGTTGTCGTGGGTCGTTGACCGTGGGCACCTCGGCGCTGCCGCCTTCCGCAAGGCGTGGGCACGTGCGTACGCTCCGGCGGGGCTGGCGTCCGGAACGGTCATCACGCCCACCTTCGACACAACTGACGCTGGCGTCAGCTACACCTTCGGCCTCACCTCCCTGCTCGGCGTGAAGTCATCCAGCCCGCTCGACGTGGCGGATGCGGAAGGTGCGGGCCAGAGCTTCTCGGGCACGAACTCCTGGAACACATCGACGCTTGCCGTCCAGGCTGGCTCGATCGTCCTGGGCAACGCCTCAAAGGATGACGACTCGACAGGCAACACGCCGACCAGCCCCGCAGTTGACGCATGGGACTTGGGCGGCGAAGTCGTCTCCTACCGCATCGAGGCTAGCGCCGGTTCATACAACGTCGCTGGCACGTTCCAGGGAGTGACGTCCGGGGTCTCGATCTTCGCCGGTGCCATCGCCTACCTAGCCGAAGCTACCTACGTCCCGGCGGGAGAAGCTGGCCCGACCCTCATCAACGTACACGCGAACCGGCAGACCTGGTAACGAAGGAGGAGCATGTACTCAGCATCGACCGTGTGCACAGGAGCCGGTTCGACCACGCTGCCTTGCGCGTCACTCATGGGCGTCGCTGGTGGCGGAGGCATCGTCCGCAAGATCACCGTCGAGAACCCCACCACCAGCGCGGTGGACATCGCCGTGCGGCGGCTTACCTCGGCGGGCACCGTGGGCGCGAGCGTCGACGAGCAGAACTGGCAGGACGGGCCTGCCCCGCAGTGTCAGATGTGGCAGGCTCACTCCTCCACCGGCCCGACCATCACGGCCGGGTTCATCGACCGCTACCAGTTCCCGGCGTCAATGGCCGGGGCTGCCGTCGTCTGGACGTACGAGGGCAGTGGCCTGGTGATCCCGAAGGGAACGGCCAACGGCATCGCGATCATCCCAGCGGCCGGTACCGGCCAGCTCGTGGTCGTCACGTTCCAGTGGGAAGAGTAGTGAGTGGCGTTCCCCACCATCCCCACGACTGGTGCTAGCACGCTGCTGCACACCGGGCAGGCCGACACTGTAGCAGCGCGCACCTTCCCGAGCCTGTCGTCTCTGACGAAGAGCGCGGGCGACCTGCTGATCGCAGCCATCGTCTCGTACGAGGCTGGCGTCACGAACGCCTCGTTCGGAACATGGGGTGGCGGCTTTACCGAGTTCCTCGACGTAGGCACAGGCGCGTCGACGATGGGGATTGGCGCAGCCTGGAAGGTGTCCACCGGGAGCGAGACCGGAACCTTCACGGTCACGCAGGCCGCCACGGTCGTTGGCCATGCCGCCATGTTCCTGATGGCGATCCCGGCTGCCTACACAAGCGCAGCGCCAGAGGGAGGCTCATTCGCGAGCGGTACCTCGACGCAGGCAGACCCGGCATCGTTCGTCCCTTCCTGGGGATCGGCCGACACGCTCTGGATTTCGATCGCCGGGTTCGGGGAGACGAGCACCACTGGGTCGTTCACCGGCTGGAGTGCGTCCCCGACGAACTACAACACGGGCGTCGGCCCGGTCACGACCGACGTCGTCGGTGGCATCTCCTGCGGGATTGCGTTCCGGCAGAACACCGCGGCGTCTGAGGACGTCGGCCAGTGGACGGGTGACACGTCCAACACCCGCAACGCCGCAGCTGTGATCGCAGTGCGGCCGGTGCCTCCGCTCCAGATGCCGTTCACCGTCAAGCCCCAGAACTGGCGCTGGCTGTGAACAACCCGATCTTCTTCGCGCTCCAGGCGCAGTTCAACCCTCGGTTCATCCGCATCCCTGGGCTGTTCGGCGGGAAGTACGCGGTCGTCGGGCAGACCGTCACGCCAGCCGACACTGTCGCGCTGTCCGACAGCGTCACGCTGGTCAAGGCAGCCGCCAAGTCCCTGGCCGACACGGTCGTCCTCGCCGACAGCTTCTCGAGGGCGACGACGACAGCTCGTTCCGTCGCGGACTCGGTCGCACTGGCGGACGCCAACACTCGCGTCAAGACGATCCCGAAGTCCCTGGCCGATACGCTCACCCTCGCCGACTCGGCTGCAACCGCCAAGACGATCCCGAAGTCTGTGGCGGACACGCTCTCGCTGGCTGACGCGCGCACCTTCGCGCAAGGCAAGGCGGTCACGGACTCGATCAGCCTCGCTGATGCGCGAGCCATGTCTCGTGGCAAGCTCGTCGCCGACACGCTGAGCCTGTCGGACTCGGCTGCCACGGCGAAGACGATCCCCAAGTCCGTCGCGGACACCTTGAGCCTGGCCGACGCGAGGACGATGGCCCGCGGGCTGTCTGTGGTGGACAGCCTTGCCCTCACTGATCAGTTGAGCCGCGTGATGGCCGCGGCTCGCACGCTGACGGACAGCCTCGTCCTCGCCGACGCCAGGGTGTTTGCTCGAGGGCTGCTGCAGGCCGACTCGCTGGCCCTGGCCGACCTGGCCACCACGTTCAAGGGCAAAGCGGTCTCGATCGACGACACGATCGCTCTGGCCGACTCGCTCAGTCGGGTGATGGCGTACGGCAGGACGCAGGCCGACGGCCTGACCCTCGCGGACTCAGCTCTGGACTCACAGGGCATTCGCCTGGGCGACGTCCTCGCTCTGGCTGACCAGCTCACGCGCGTAGCCACGATTGCCCGCGCAGTGGCCGACTCGATCGCGCTGTCGGATGCAGCCTCGTCAGCGAAGACGATCCCGAAGGCAGTCAACGACACGCTGGCCCTGACGGACCAGCTCGCCACCGCAGTCGCCAAGGTCAGGTCGCTGGCGGACTCGGTCGCCCTGTCCGACGCGATCGCGACTGCCAAGACGATCCCGAAGTCCCTCGCGGACTCCATCGCCCTGGCAGATGCTCGAACCCTGGCGCAGGGCAAGGCCGTTGCCGACGCAGTTGCACTCGCCGACCAGCTCAGCCGCACGGCCACCTTCTTCCGCACCATCTCCGACAACGTCGCGCTGGCCGACTCGATCTCCCCGTCGAAGACGGGAGCCGGTGCCGTCAACCCGGCGGACACCCTCGCTGTCGCAGATGCGTTCACGAGGATCGCGACGTACACGCGCACGCTCGCCGATTCCGTCGGGCTGTCGGATGCCCGGGCGATCAGCGCGGACAAGACGAAGGCGTTGGCCGACACGGTGGCCCTCGTCGACCAGCTCACGCAGAGCACCGCCATCGTCCGCTCGATCGCAGACTCGGTGAGCCTGACGGACCTGGCCAGCCCGGCGAAGTCAGGCACCCAGAACCAGCCGATCGCCGACCTGGTGGCGCTGACCGATCAGCTCGCCAAGGCCGTAGGCATCAACCGGACGCTGACCGATCAGGTCAACCTGTCCGACAGCTTCACCCGCCTGCTGGCGCAT